TATATATTCTGAACTGCTGTCCTCGTGATTTCGGGAACTGCAGATTCTAGTAAGTGCTCCCTCTCCGTTAAGCGGATGATACATCGAACGGATCTGTACGACCTGTGTCGCGACCTCACATCTGGATATCCAGGTGTCGATGGGGAATGCCTATCGTTGCTTGTCAAGCTCTCGAGTACCCTATGGTACACGGGCTGTGACATAAGCGATATTTCGTCGATCCTTACCAAAGTCCGGAAGTCTTATGACTACGGAGGACGTAAGGCGGTATCGATGCTTATTAAGGGTTGGTCTAACTGTATCCGATCTATATTGGCAGTTAGCTACTACGATACGGGGAACCTCGGCTACTGCAGACGGCCACGTAATTGTAGATTTGCCCTGAGAAAACTAGGAGCGACTACGGCCGAGATAGACAATATTGTCTCTCGGTACGGTAGTCTGTGTGGAATTCCACCAATTCTCCTTTTAGGTCCGTACTGGCGTGTACTACTGGGTGATGCCGAATTGTCGGTTTATCGCCGCGTCGTACCGCTTTCCAATCTTGGTCGCGCGTCCCCCGGCGCGGATGCCGAAAAGTGCGTGCAATCCGAGGTGGGGTTCTTTGAGACTACTGGGACTATTCCCATGGTCACATTCGACCTTACTTCGTTTGGTCGATCCTTTGGTGAGATGTGTGAATTGTCATCACTCTCATCAAGGATCCCATTGAACTCCCACTCATCATTTGACTATTCAAGAGATGCTGGTGGTAAGTTAGCTGAGTTTGTATCTGGAGTCATAGATGGGTTTCTTCTGAAAACCATCGATGAACTGGTACCTTCTGGTCCCGCGTCAGATTTGTATGACGTGCTAGGTAACTTAGCATTACGTCGAGAAGACTGGGCAATCGGGGTACCCATCACAGATGTGATGTACCCGGGGATTGCCCGGCACCCCTCCGGAGCTGATGCTCGGTTGGGTTTGTTTGGTCTTTTGTGGGCGATTTTGGAACTCCACAACCAGTTCTCTGGTATGGTAGTTTCATCATCGCCGTATGTGGTGCTTGGAAGTATGGTACCTGAACTTATGTTCGAAGGTACCCTACCTTCAAAGGTTCATACCTTATCCGAGGAGGGTTTCAAGGCCCGCGTTATCACTATTGTGAAACTCTCGGTAGCAATAATTCAAGGGGTAGCTAGGTTCTTTCTTGACTCTTCAATGAGAACCGACCCGATGATTAAGATCGGATTGCTTTCAAAAGTAAAGCTTTACGACTTCCTCGTTGCTCTCAACGTAGGAGACCGTAGGGGAGTGGCTGACTTCCGTCACCCTTCCGCGTCCTTCAGGACGGGCCTTTCCGCCGATCTTCACACAGCAACTGACACGCCTCCGCGGAGACATGTTAGAACACTGCTTGATGGGTTTGTCACGTCTGTTTCCAGGCGGGAGAACGCATCTTTCTTGCGATTCGCCGTACAAGTTGGCTGCAGCCAGAGGAACTTTGTATCGCGATATAAGCCCCCCCAGCATGAACACAGATGTGGGATCATGATGGGTGAGGGTTTGTCTGGAACGTATTTGAACGTCACAAGTGGCGCAATTCGTTCGGTTTTACATGATTTCATGTTCCAGTTTGACTTCTACGGAGGTGAAACGGTGGATGACGCAAAGGCGTTCGTGTTATTACACCATGATATCATTCAGGACTTCCTTGATCAACCTATGTTGTCATTCGGGGAATTGTCTACGCAGAGCGGCGATGACCTCATAGATATGAGCTTCGCCGATCCGCCTGAAGTGCGGAGGTTCCTCATACTTCTGTATGTGATCCTCGGCCTTCAGCCAAGTGAGAGTACGTTCTATTCCTCTGAATATTACTGTACGTTTACTGAGGAAGCCGCGATTAAGACGCCAAGTTCTCTTGGTTGGGTCTTTCTAGACTGTCTTAAACCGAGGCTGTTTTCTATCAATGATCCAGGTGGTACTATTACCATCCTGTCTCATATCTCCCAGATCTCCTCTACGGTATCGTATTGGAATGATCGTGAGATGATTTCACGAGTCTGTGATGCAGTGGATACTCTTATCCTGTTTAACAGACCTATATATGAGAGGGTTCGAAAGTACCAATTGGTACCAGAATTCCCATCATGGCTTGGTGGCCTTGACCATCCTGGTAGATACCTTGATGGCACTGAGCCTGATGTACCGGTAGAGGACCGTGCAATGGTTGTAAAACTACTCACGTGTCCTATGGACAAGTTGTTCGAAGTCAAGTATTCTTGGGCTTCGGATGACTTGCCGGATGATGAATCTGCACGAGAGATCCGTGAAGTACTTAAGTACATTTATCGGGTATTCTGTGCAATGGAAGAGGGTTCGATGGATGATGAGTTCCTTATGGAACTTCATACATATCCAGAATCCAAACTTGTGCCGAGGGACGCTTACGTCTCGCACAACACATACAGAAAAGACCTAGACCAGGTCAAGATGAGTCTTGGCTTGGTGAATCTTGACGACATTGTCAAACATGTGTCCGCAGCCTTAAGGTTCGGGCAGTGTTTGGACGATATTGCCTCCACCCCGGAGACGAACCCTATGGTTCGGCTCCGGAATCGCCGGGAGTTCCTGCTATCAGGATCCAAGGATTTGATAGGTGATCCTGACTTGTTCAGATGGTCTGATATCAAGTCTTTGGACTGGAGGCTTAAGTCAGCTTTCCAAGATAAGGTTGTCCTTAAGGACCCTTTCCTTGAGCTGCTCGATCTACACGATCTACCTTCGTTGTCTTTATTTGCATCCAGTCACCTGGAGAGGGAATGAGACCGAAGTCGATTATGTTCTTCCTTTGGGAATTCCGTGGTATCACGGGGGGCGTCGATGCTCCGTAAC